CTTAGTGACCGCGCGGTTGCGGCTGCGGAACGTAGATGGCGCGTTGCGGCGGATGCTCGCGTTGCTCTCTGGGTCAGTACCGCCAAAGGCTCCTGAGTCAGCAATAGCGTAGAGGCTGTCCGGCCCGGTGAGCCGGGTTCCAGCGGCGATATTCCCGAACTTGCCTCCACCTGTTCGATAGGTAGAATAAATGTTGAGGTCTTTTCGTGGAACGGTGCCGTTGACTCCGTCACCAAATCTCAGCCGTACTGCGTCTGAGTCGACGTAGAGGAAGTAGACGTCATCGAGGGGCCCGGCGGAAGTGAGGCCGGTGGCACGACGGTAGACAACTGGCTTAGTGCTCCATAGTGTTTCGCCGTATCGGGCGTATCCGTAGAGAGGATCGGCAGTCGAGTTTGCTCCGTCGTAACCGCCCACGATTCCTACGGCGATTGACAAGGATCCTTCAACAAGGCTTCCGGTAGGAAGCACAAACTCTTGATCACTCGTTCCATCGCTGGTCCCTAGAAGGCTCTGGAAAGTGCTGGTGCCCTGCGCTGCGCGCACTGTGATGCTTCCGTTTGACGGGATGGTCCGACTGCTGAGGGATGACCACGACGTGATGGCGCTATCCAACTGCACCTCGAAGGTGACCGCCCGCTGCACTCCGCCGTCGAGTACGTTGCAGGTGAACTGGCTTCCCGTGTAGACGGTGGCTGTGCTTTGCGATGGGTTGTAGATTGTCAGCGATCCAATGACGGCGGGCATGGCGTTCGAGGGCGTGTACCCAAACATGCGCGCGATGTCGAGAATGTTCTGCCTCTGAGTCGCGGTGCTCAGGTACGCCTCGTTAACTACACGGTCGATGTAGTAGGCGGTGGTATCTCCAAGGTAGGCAAACGCTTCCAGTAGAGCGACACCGATGTCGGCAGGGTCGCTTGGGTTCCACGTCGGGATTCTCTCCCGGACAACTGAGACCAGTTCTTCCCGCAGGGATGCGTAGTCCCGAGAGGTGTAGTCGATCTGAGGCATTACGAAACTCCGAATCCATAGAGACTGGCATTGGCAGACATCGTCAGCGTGTCAACTACCCCGTTGGGGAGGACGTACCAGACGTCGACCACGAGACTCGCTTCGTCCCGGTTAACAATTGTTGTAATAGATTGCACTTGCAGTTCGGGCAACCAAGTGGCAAATGCACTTCCTACCATACCTTTTACAACGGTCTCGGCATCGTCGTAGTTCTCAAACATGGCCGCTTGTGGTTGAGACCCAAACTCGGGCCTCATCACCCGGCTACCGCGCGGGGTGCAAAGGACACTTTGAACTCGTTGCTTCCACATCTGCGAGTAGTTGGCAGCGGTGTCGAAGTTCCCCAGACTATTCGTCATCAGGGGAAAGGCAATATCTTTCATCTCAAACCTCCGTTAAGGTGGTGCTCTTCCATGCTGATCCGAACGGTTTGCCAAGAACCCCGGTCACGTCTTGAGGAATAACATCGAGTCTGCTGTCAGAATCCATGAGTCTTAGTGTTTGGTAGGAGGACACGTCGCGAGCCGCAATAGTGTTACTCATCTCGTTGGTTAGTGTGGAAGACGGGGTGGGCTCGTTTCCCACGAGCATGTCTGTGCCGACTTCCATCTCCATCACGTATTGAGTAGCATTCTTGATTCGATGCGTCACGGATAGCACTGTCCAGTAGCCGTCGTAGGGCGCCGGTACGCCCACGATGTAGACCATCTTTTCTGGAGCAGTGACGGGGCTTCCAACGCTGGTGACTCGGGCTCGATGGATAAACCGGTTCGCCTCTAGGCTCGCCTCAAGTCGGGCTCTGGCATCTTGGACTGAGTTAGTGACCTCGTTCACCGATTTGGTGAAGAGCCCTCCAGTCTGGTTGTTTGCCAAACCGCCGTCGAGTTCAATAGACCGGCCTGTTTCGGGGTCGATGGCTTTGATTGCTTTGCGAGTGTTCGACACTCCTCTTTCAGGGAAGTATTCAGCGAGCAACGGTTCAAAATCGAACACCGTTGTTGCTGCGGTGAGACTGTTGGCGTCGGCAGTCGTCATAGTTAGGACTTGAGCCATCGGCTTGTTTTGTGCTTCAAAAGTGGCTCGAGGCAAAAAATAGATTCGGGTCTGATCTGCCCTAAGAACATATCCGGTCTCATCCGCCAACCTGCACAGAAGCGCCCAGTCGCTAATGGTTGGTTGCGGGATCGATCCGTACACGCGCGGGTGCGACTCGGTGACAGCCAGTAGGCCATACTCAGCCGCCACGGTCTTGACAACAAGGTCAGCGGTCGCGTTAGAAAACGCTCGTTGCTTGACTGCGATCAACGGGAAGGACGCACCGACGCACACAATCTTTGCAGATGAGTTGTCTGATCCGAAGTGATTCTGTACATGATGTACATAGCCAACGAACTGGTTGCTCCCCCAACGATTGCTCCACTTGATCCGAACCGGAGCACCCGTCGTGTAGCCCTTATCGAGGTTGTTAAGTCGACCCGGAGTGAGGATTGTTGCAACATCGTGCGCCCCTTGCGCCTGACGAATCTCCAGTTGCGGTGCCTGAATCTCGTCAGGCCCACTCAGAGGGAACTCGATTGAGTATCGGGTGATGGACCTGCGGTCAGGACTAGACACCTCGAGGCACCTTTAGCACGGTTCCCGGAATGATGGCAAGCGCGTCTCGGACGGTCGGGTTCGCGTCCATCAGGTACCACCACAACGATGGGTCACCAAGCAGACGGCTAGCGACCAGATCGATTCGGTCACCTTCCCTCCACATGTACTCGGTCCACCGCATGTCGCCCATACGGGTCGGAGGTTTGCGGAGGACCGCGCGTGAGACCGTGCCGTCGTCAAAGTGAACGGATACCACTTCACTGTACTTTTGCGCGTACCGGCTGTTGAGGAAGATCATTACGGGGTGTTCCCTCCCTGCGGTGTACCCGGAATTAGAATTCCAGCGGAGAGGTCTCCGGCACTTGCGTTCGAGAACTTTGTGTTGGCGTCCGCTGCACCGTCGCCCCATGTCAGAGGACGTTGGATCTGAAGCGACACCTGCGAGTACTTTGGGATCATTCGTTCGGTGAACAACAGGTGGTTGATTTCCACGCTGGTGATTCGTCCAACAAAGGTGATGTGAGGACCCAGCCATACGCGCACGGGCACCGCGTTCAAGAATCCGTAGTCAGCGGTCACGGTGCTGTTGCCCTGACCATCCATCGACAACGGGTCTGCACCGTTGGCAAACTTGCGGTGGTAGGACTTGACTCCGTCGCCGTTCACGGTTCTGAACAGGAACTCAAGGTCGGCCAGAGTACCGTAGTGCTTGAGGGCGTCGACCTTCTTACCTATTGTGGCCCGGTTATGTGCTAGCGCCCTCCGGTCGACGGCATCAGCGGTGTCCCCTCGAGCCTGAGCCAACAAGTCGGGGTCGACGTATTCTGGGTTTGAATCAGGAGTGCCGCTGTCTCCGTAGCGAGACAGTTCGTTGAACCACACATCCTCCCTGAGGGAAGCGTCGGTCATCGACATTTCAATGATGCGGTTGACGAACACCGTCAGACCAATACCGGCCCATCCCCCCATCAACGGAAGGTTAGTAGGGCGAGAGCCCATTACATTTTGGGGGTCAATGCTCTCTGTCATCTGCACGTTCTGCGTCCACGAGGTTGGGTTGTAGTGGAACCGAAAACCGTACATGTGCGTGAATAGATCGTAGGCGGGCGACCCCTCGTAGGTATGGATGAGACCCGAGCGCCACTTGACTCCGTAGTCGACAGTGTTCGGCCTGCCCTCTGGGCTCCGGGTAGTGACGCTCCTCGTTCCCCCAAATCCGCGAGTCAGCATGCGAAGGTTGGTTTCTATGTGCAAGTTGCCCTTGGATAGAAACGTCTTATCTGTCTGCGTTTTGGACGGTGCGTCGGGATTTGCAATAGTGTTTCCCTCGTCTGCGGGCGCAGTAGTTCCTTGATCTACCCAGTAATAGTCACCGGGAGGGTCCGAGTCCTGATTCAACTGGAACGCCACGGAAGATACTGCTGGCTTGGGATCGTTCGGAGTGGCCTCTAAATAGTTGACGGAATGAAACCACCGGTCAACGACGTATCGGGCGTAATAGTGACCCTCGATGAACCCCGACGACTTTTTTACAATTGTTTTAGCGTACCCCGTAACGATGTTCCCACTGGTGTTCTCCAGTTGTATGGTCCCGGCGTTTGCAGACGCAACCGTGGCTACCCACGTTCCGTCTTCTCTATACACGTCTACATTATCTAACGTAAAGGTCCCCATTAGAGGTCCTGCTTTGGCAGGATCGACCGTTGTTCCGGGAATAGTGGCTGGGTATGGAAAATTTGCTGGAGGGGGTTCTTCTCCAGCGATAGTCAGCCCGTAACTACCAACAATACCGCTCGAAGGCCTAGTGTACGTGACTTCATATTTGACCTCAGACAGACTTTTTG